CTTTGATTCGCGATTTGTATTTGAACAATCTGATTTTGCAGCGTGCCGGGGAAAATGGTGGATGCCGTTGCGGTAGTGGTCGCAGAGACAGTCACGCTTGGTAGCAATGTGCCCGCTGTAGTGCCCGTTGAAGGAGCATAGAGCGGCGCGATAGCGCGTGTTTCCATGGCGCCCCCTTAAAAAACTGAGGATGGCAAATTGCCAATGACGGGGATCGGCTCAGGCCGGAACACTTCAAACAACGTCACTATCGGTGTGGGGCTGGCAGAACTCGCGCCCGCTGTGCCGTTGTACCACTGCACACTTAAGGTATTCGGCGCTGACACCCAAATGGACAGAGTGACCGTGGTCACCGGCTGCGCCGCTTGGAAGCATTCAGTGACGATGTCGCCGACTAGCAAGCCAGGAATGGTGTAGGTCGCTGTGGCTGTGGCACCAGCGCCAAGGCTTATCGGTGGCGTAATTGCAAATTGGATGGCAGTGTCGAATCGACCATTGCCCGTTTGAACTGTTGCGGATGGCATTTGTTCGCTCCCAAAAAAAAGGGGCGGCAAAAAGCCGCCCCGAAGGCAGACAATCGAGCTTCACTTAGGTCGTGTCGTAACCGTAGACAAAGACATCGACGGTGACACCAGCAACCGCAGCACTCACGTTCACATAGATGGTCTGTGATGTGTTGATGACCGCGCCACTAGTGACGGTCTGTGCCACACCCGTGGTGGGGCCAGTGACGCCAGCCAGCACACCAGCGGCACGGAATTGCGTTCCGGTCACAGCGGGGCCCGTGTTCAACGTGATGTTGCCAGCGGCGGCAGAACCACCCACAGCATTGCCGACAATGATTGCTTGCACCATATAGGTAGCAGCGTTAATCACCGGCATTGCCGCAGCATCGCCCGTGCCTGCGATAGACATAGCGCGTGCCTCACACAAGAGGCGCAGAGCGTTGCTCACTACTGGATTGGAATTGGTCGGAGTATTGACCGGCACGAAAGCGGCCACCGCATTGGCGTTGCTGGTGCTTGCCGGTCCAGGATTGACTGAAGGCATAATATTTCTCCTTTATCCGGCGATTCGAATGCCGAGGGAACGATACAAAGATGCGGGTCCGTACAGGACATCACATCGTGTGGGTTCGGCGTCGTTGTTAATTGTATATTGCGTGACACAACGAATAGACATGCCGACATCTTCATCATCGTAGGCACGCACCGCCATCTCAACACCTTGCGGCAACGGCAAATCCGCGAATGCGAGCGCATACGCGTACTTGTGGAACACCAAACCTTGCGGGCTAGTGGTGTTCGCATTGCCAGTACCACCGTTCACGGTGATGACCGCAGACACACCGGGCGCGGCGGTTACGTTCTGGAATTGTCCACCAGAAATAATTGCCTCACCAATGGTCAAAGTCAGCAAGCCACCAGCGGTCGAGGTGTACACACCGGTCGCGGGATTGAAGGTGCCGTTGGTTAACGTCGCCGCACCAAAGGTCAGACCCGGAATCGCGGCTCCGTTCGGCGGGGTGACAAAGCCACCGGGCGGCAGTATCACGAATTGCTTCAAGAGTTTGCCGTACTGGCTACGGTTCTGCGGATTGACCGGGAAGACACCAGCAATCTGAATCGTATCGCCCACCTTCACCACGCCAGTGCTGGCAGTCCAGCCACCCGTTGACAGGGTGCCTTGCTGCGCCCACCCGGTGGTAAGCAGTGCGGTGCCGGTTGGGGTCGCGGTCACGGTCGGTGCGCCACCTTGCGCGCCCGTGATCATGGTGGGAATGTTCTGATCTTCCCACCAATCAAGCCCCGCGAATTGCCGCGCAACCAAACCCTTCTCAATGTACTCGCCAATCTGCGCTTGGGGGTTAAAGAGCCCTTTGACGGAATCGGTCGCCGCCGACATGGACACGGGGTCCAGCACGCAATTTTTCTCACCCTCAGTCGGACATGATTCCGATGCGAGATAGGCACGCGCATCTGAGAATATTTTGTAGCTCGCCGGGGACACCCCGAATTGGCCCAAGGTGGTCGCGGTATTGAGATACGCATACTGCGCGGTGTCCGAATCAATGCGATTCGCGACGGTCGCAATCTGTGGGCGCAAAATTCTTTTCTTGAACATGTCCATCGACAGCGCCAAGTCTTGCGTGGTGAATTGCACGTCCACGTGGAATTGGAATATCAGCGGGACCGCAACGAAAGTTTCGTTGCTATCCTCGACATTCAGCGGCGGACCATAGGTACCGATGTAGCGAGGGGGCCTGCGGATATTGCAAGTGTTGCCAATTTTTGCGCCGGTCTGCGCAAACTCGTTGGAGTATTGGCGCTCCACACGGTTCGCGATCACCAATTCATTCTCAAGCACTACCAGAGCTTCATTGGTGATATAGCTCATGGTGAGTAGGTTATTAGCCACGGTGGTTTGCTCCTAAAGGTTATTAGGAGTGCTTTGCGATCAGCGCTTGCGTTGCACGGCGCGTGTTCGTTCGTAGGCCCGAAGCTCCCTGAAACTCATCTTGGCGGGGTCCGTGTTGGTATTGACGGAGCCTTGTGAGTTCAGCGGCTTGATGGGCGCGGGGGCACTCCCGATTACTTTCGCGGGCGCGGCATCGTCTTTTTTGGACGGCGCGGGACCTTCGAAAGTCAATTCAAGTTTTCCGATTTCAGCGATAGCTTTGAGCGGATTGAGTGCGTTCAATTTCTCAACGTACTCAGGATGCGTCGCGAGGTAGTAAGACACCTCACCTATGTGGTCGCTTGCGGACAAGTATTGCAGCACCGCGTTGTGCGTATGAACGTCAGCCTTTTGCATCACTTCCGTGAAGTCAGGATGTTTCTTGGTGGCTTCCGCCACACGTTCACGCGCCTTCGCTTCATTGGCTGCGGTCTCGGCTTTGCGCCGCTCTTCCGCCTGTTTTGTTTCGAAATCCGCTACCGCTTTATTCGCTGAATAGGCGGCTAATTCCTCTGCGTACTCAAACGCCTTGAACTGTCCTTTGTCATCGTAAAAGCTTTGCGGGTCTGGCTTGACCAACTCTTGCTTTTTTTCTGGCGGCGTAACTTTCGCCGCCAACTCATCACGCTCCCGCTGTAACGCAGTAGCGCGCTCTTCGGCAAGACGGGCGCGGGTGTATTGACCTTCCGCAAACCGCTCCGACTCTTCCGCCGCCTCTTTCGCTTCGCGCATCTCACGATGCTTGCGATTGATAACGGCATTCTTTTTCGCAATGGCGTCGCGCAGCTTCTCGCTTTGCTCCATTGCAGCGCGGGTATCATCATCGTCCGCTACATCATCATCGGGCGCTTCGGGTGCCTCTTTTTGAGGCTCTTCCGCAGGCTCCGCAGGTTTTTCTGGGACCGGGGTTTCGGCTTTTACTTCCGCACCATTCGGCTTTGGTTTCTCTGATTTGATTTCCTCACTCACCTTGCCGGTGCTGATGAACTCATTCAGGCCCGCCGATGTGACTATCTTGGCCATAGGAATCCTCTGCGCAAATTAATGCGCCTTGGCTAATCGAATCGATTTATGCCGCGCCGCTAGGCTTGGATTCGGCGCGCTCTGCCGCTGCTAGTGTTTCGCGGCGCGCAACCGTTTCGTGCGCCGCTTCCACATGCGTGTTGAGTAATTGCGCACCGGCCTGAATCTCCGCGACGTCGCGGGATGTATTAGCGCGTACATGCGTATCTTCGCGCTTGGTCAAATTATCCAAGACCACCTCGCCCGACTTGGCTTTGATCTTGTCCTCTTCGACTTTCATCCAACCTTGCTCAATGTTGGTCTTGTACTTAATCTCAAGTTGCAATTGCTGAATGGTCGATTGCGCTTGCTGCAACTGTTGTTGCATGGTCGAGATGATTTGCTGCGCCTGTTTCGGCAATCCCGGCATCGCCTGTTGCATGGCCGTGGGATTCACTGCCATCAAACGGTCAGCAAGGTCAGATGCGCCATTGAAGTCCATCCCGCGCACGATGACATCTGCGCCGACTTTCACAATGGATTCCGCCAGCGGCGTCTTCAGCAAATCGATCATCGACTCTGCGCCTTCCAGGCGCTTGGTCTCATAGCCGGGCCCCGTGTCCATCACCACGTCATAGCGGCCCACCGATAGATCATTGAGGATCATCGGTATCGCAGGGTTCATCGGGTTCTGTTGCGGCTGATTGATCGGTGCCATGGCGGGCATGCCATCCTCACCAATAATCCGCTGCATTCGCTGACCGGAGTAATAGTACGGAATCAACTGCAACAAGATGCGACCCGTGTGCGCAATGGCACGGGTCTGATTGTCGTAATACTGAAAGTGGCCGATGTCCGACAGCGCTTGCCGCTGGCGTAGTGCAACGCCTGAGATGGCCGCACCGGGGACATCGGCGGATGGCTCATGCGGCATACCCGCGACCGCCATCAAGTCTTGCTGTGCACCTTGCGCGGCTTGTACCGCGCCCGCAGGAACCGCGACGGGTTGCTGGCGCTGCGGCGGCGGTAACACTTGCTTACTGCCGTCCGGTTGTTCCACGAACGCCGGTTCGTAAACCAATGCGGAATACGGTTTCTGATTCGCATCCTTCCATTCGGGATGCCCGTCTAGCTGGCCAGCGGCCACAATAAACGGAGCCTTCGGGGCCAGGGCCAACAATTCCGTTTCCATGGTGCGCCAGTAGTTGTACATGCGCGCCGGGTCCATCAAGTCTT